CGTCTCAGCTTGTGCCTGGGGTTCGTCCTCTTCGCCGTTGGGCTTGAACTCGATCAATGTGGTCTTGATGATCGGCGCGAGCTGGCCCATGAGGGCGTGGAGCGAGTCGGCCACGTCGTTGGATACGATGCTCGATCGCCCCGCCGCCGGCGACGGCATGACGCCCTGATAAAAATCCAGCGCCGCCGTGCGCTTGACCGCCAGCACGCTGCTGTCATAGCCCTGCGCCTGATTGATTTCAAACTGCACAACCGCCGCCAGTTCATCGTCTGTCAACCGCATGTCTTGTCCATCCTGCTGTAGTCGATAGGTTGCCCGCTGAACTGGCTTCGCTTGAACAGCTCCTCGACCACGATGCACATCAGGCCAAAGGCGTCAGCGCCGTGGCTGGCCCAATCATGTTCGGGGCCCAGACCAATCTGGCGGGCTTCGTCGCGCTTCTCGTGATACCAGCCTAGCGCGTCTAATCCGGGTGACGTGGTTTCCTCGTTAAACCAGCAGCTTGAAAAGAGCCTACGCCCGCTCGCCACCCGCAGCAACGCGGCGCCCTTGCCCTGATTGGGGATGACCTCAACAGCGTAGCCGGCGCCCTTGAACGCCGACTCATACGACACGTCGTACACCATGTCCTGCTGCTTGCCGTCATGCGGCAGGTAGATCCGCGAGTTGTTCGGCAGGTACTTGTTCTCACGCAGCCAAATCAGGTGCGCCGCCAGCGGCTGGCCCTGCACTTCGTAGTAGTTGAGGACGCGGATTTCTCGGCCGACGACTTGACCGGCCCAAATGGTAAAGGCGTCACTGTTGGCACCGGTACCGCCGATATCGACAAACAGGAGGATGGGTAGGAGAGGGTCAGCAGCAACACGCCCAATCCGACGATTAGCGCGAGCATCAACAAGGCTAAGCGCGTAATAAGCACCGACCAGAACACGGGCGTATTCCCCTTCCCATATATGCGGATACTGGTCTGGCTCAAGCCGCAGGCAGTCGAGCCGTTCCTGTTCCAGCACGGAATTGAAGTGGGGGTTGTCGCGCCAGTTGGCCTGTACAACGACAGCCCCGGTGGGGAGTGCTTCCCCGCGCAAGAGCATATCGACCGGATCGGTCTTGCGTCGAGCGTTCCACGAGAACCACAGCTCAGAGCCGGGCGCCCGGATCGTCGGGCGCAGCAGTTGCAGCGATCGGGCCGAGAGCGTCTGCGCCTCTTCAACCCACGCGGTCTTGTAGCCCTCAAGCGACTTGATCGACTCGGCGTTGCTGTCCTTCATCCCGCGAAACGTGATGATCCCGTCGCCCGGCGTGGCAATGCAGTCGTGGAACACCTTGAACCCGTCCGGCTCGCCCAAGCGCATGACCTGCAGCTTCTGCTCGATCAAACGCTTTGACGACTCGGCGAGCGTGTTCTGTACCTCACGGATGCACACGGCCAGATGCCCGCGCTCCATCAGACCGCGTTCAACGATGCCTTCGGCGTAGAAGTGGGACTTGCCCGAACCGCGACCGCCCCACGCGCCCTTATAGCGGCTCGGTTCCAGCAGCGGCTGGAACACCCGGGCCGTCGGCAGGTGGATTGTGGTCAATGATCTCTCTCACGATCTTGTGAACCAACGGATGCTCCTCATTGCCCCGGAACTCGACCGACTTGAGGTCTGGCAAGTACTTCTTCAGCAGGCCCAGTGCAGCGTGGACTTGGCTGTCGGTCATCAACGGCGACTTCTGAGGCTTGGGCGGCTTCTGCCCTTCTTCCAGCGGCGCCGGCGGCGGCGGCTCGGTGAAGGCGTCGGCCATGATGTGCTTGAGCAATCGATTCTGAAGGCGCGTCCCCATCTGCTTGGCAATGTCGCGGGGCGTCCGGATCGTGTTCTTTCTCGCCTTCTCTGGTGAATTCACTGGCATTTCATACCCCCTCGGGCACTTGATTTGGCCGGTTCTCGCCGGCCTGACAGCCACAGTCTAGAGCGGTTTCACCATTCCATTTGTTCCACGGACGGTTTTCTCTCTGTTAAACATACCTGACAAAATTTTGGGTGTGTCGGATTAAACCGGCCGCAAAGGCCCGTTCTAGAGCGGTCGTAACCGGCCGGTTTAACATAAAAAATATTACGCGTACTGACTTTGTTACCGCTCTTCACACCAGCCCTTGATCGGCACCACGGTCACTTTCACCAGTAGCTCGCCCCGAGGCGTGAACACCTTGGCCACACGGTGTTCCGTGTACAGGCGCCAGACCTCACAGCCCAGCGCATCGGCCAGACCGGCGCGCACAGCGCAGACCTGCTCACGCATCCGGACGTCACTCAGCTTTCGGCGATTGGGGGGGATAAACACGCATTCCACGTCACAGACGTGCCCAGGCGGGACAGTCAGCGTAGGAGCGAGCCGGCGCAGTACTTCACGCGCTTGTTCCCGCGTGAGGCGATCGGCCTTAAGGCGTTGCGTCCAGTGCGTGTCGAAGGCCGGGCAAAGGCTCAGCGACCAGCGCAAAGGAATCACATAGGTGTGAGGTTCTTTCATGGCCCAAGAATAGGCCGGGTTCCAGCGCCCGGCACCGCGCATACAGCCGCACGGCACCGAACGCCGGCTCGATCATCCGCGCAGCAGCAGCAGCGCCAGCAGCGTCAATCGGGTGCGTGGGGGCAAGGCTTGGGCGTAGGCCAGCAGCTCAAGCGGCGGGACGTCACGCAGGCGTGACAGTGGCGTGTTGCGAAGGGTGTGGTACGCTTGTGGGTGCATGATTTATCTCGATGTGTGATGTGGAAAGGCCCGGTGTTGACGCACCGGGCCTTTTTTATCGCTTTTTCTCCTGTAGCCGGCGCAGTTGCTCAACCATGAACAACTGCTGCAACCCGGGGTTGTCCTCGAACAGAATGTGCAGTTGCCCGGCGATCATCATCGCGGCCTTGAGCGGGGTTTCGTCGACCGCCATGCGCGCCGCGACGTCGGACACAAGCGTTGCCTGTGCCACAAACAGCTCTTCGCCGTCGTCTGGCCCGGTGAAGGCTTCGCGGAACTTGTTGACGGTGGCCACCACATGGCCGGCGATATCGGTGTCCTTCAGGCTCATTGCATCTTCCCCTTTTCCGGCACGTCGCATTCTTGAACCATCAGATTTATACCCGGCTTGCCAGAACAAAACCGCTCCAAAACCTTGATCGCAATACGCATGGTTTCGCGCGAATTTATGTTGGCGTCAATGGTGTCGAGCGCTACCGCCATCACCGTGGCATAGGCGTTGGTGAAGTCGTCATTCTTGGCGTCCGCCGCCTGTAATCGAGCGAAGAACGCCGTAAACGTCTCGCTGATGATCTGCTTTAGTTGTTCGTCTTGCATGTTTCACCTCGATGTTTAGAAGTAACGGCCATAGACAGCGCGCTCTTGTTCGCGCTGGATCTGGTCGTGTTTAAGTTGGCGGATATCACGGCGCATTGAATCAAGTTGCACTTCCGGGCGGTCGTGGTATTCGCTCAGTTCGCGCCAGTCGGACGCGGTACAGCCTTGCAGGATGAACAGGGTGAGGTACAGCAACACGGCCTTCATTCGTGGTTACTCCACTTCGACGCCTCGCTGAGTTGGTGTTGCAGGAGTACGTTTTGCCGTTGCGCGGCGTCAATCTCAAGCGCAGCCACGCGCACCAGCCGATCAAACTTGTGGCTGATCCTGATTGCTTGAAGCCACCCAAGTATTGCCATAACTGTCATGAATATGAGCATGATTGAACCCTCTCTCTGTGTGGCCTCTAGCTTATCTTTGTCATGACAGCTTATCAATACCGAGTATCGCAAAGAAGTCCGGTCGCGGGTTCTGATCGGCGCACATTTGACATACACACTCGACATGATCGCGGGTAAGATCCCCATCCGGCGGCGCTGTGTGGATTCTGGCTAACTCATGGGTGACAGCCCGGCAGATTTCACACAGGCCGCTACTTCTCTTCAGGGCGCCCCACTTGGCGGCGACATAGTCCGATTTGTTCCAGTGCATGACCGGTGACCGCTCGATGGGTTTGCGGCGTGGTCGGTAGTGCGCGGGGTTTCGTTTATCGTCGGCCGGCTTCAACTTGCTTTCGAGCGCCAACACTTGTTCGCGAAGTGTTTGAACGGTCGCGCCTTTCATGCCTGGGACAATGCGTGACTCAAGTTCAAGCACTCGCCGTTCAATCGATCGTCGGAATGCATCAGTTTGATTGCGGGGTACTGCTGTTTGTATGCCCATCGCACGCCCTCTCGTTGTAATTGGTTTGGCACGGATATTGGAATGATGAATAAGGAGGCGCCCTGCTCGGGCGCGCTTGGGGGGTTCCGCTTACGCGGCTACCCCTAGGCAGTCCCCAAAGGAAACACGCCCATAACTTCACGTTTACGGCTGCTGGTAAGGCTCTCGCCCGGCTCCGCTCCACACATACGCTGTCTGACTTCCGGGGCACTACGTCTGCATCCCCGTCCCTTCTCGGCTCAGACCTGATGCGGCATTTGAGGCAGTCAACCCGGCGCTTGGTGTGGTGATTCGCCGAACCCTGTCGTTGCTCCGCATCAGACTCTACCGGCCACCGTGAGAAGATCCCCTTGTCGGTGGCTGCGTCTCGCCCGTCCCCAAAACGACCAATACAGGTCACATCTAGGAATCCAAAGACGGGCGGCGTAGTTGATTCAGCGGGCGGCTTTGCGGAACAGGCGGAGTGCCTGTAGAATGCGCGTACCGTCTCAATGCCCTTCGAAGCACTGCTGAGACTACGGGGCTGGAACCCTTGCAGGGGTTGCCAGTCCAGAACACTAAGCCCGGTCTGCATAAGACCGGGCTTTTTTATTGCGTTCGGGGAGGGAGATTAGGTTGGCCATGACCGTTGGTCAACTGTTAGCGACGATGTCGGCCTGCTGCGCACGCTCACAGACCACCTTCCACGCCGCCTGAAACAGCGCCCGGCGTACGATATGCAGCTCGGCCAGCGTGCCGCACTCCCGGGGAAATTCTTTCCACAGCAGCAGGCGCCCATCGTTCTGGCGCACGAACACACCGTACTCAGTGATTTCCATCGACAGGCAGAACGCGACCTCAAGCCGGCGCGATGACGCGTCATCGGTCAGCGGTTCGAACCGGACCAGTTGACCCGGACCAGCCTCAAACATCGGCGCGGCCAACCCATCGAAGGACAGCCGCATGGCCACAGCGATGTCGTACAGCGCGTTGATTTCCTCTTTACTCAGGCTGTTGGCATCCATGGGTCATTCCCCCGTCGCCGGCTGGGGTTTGATCCCGTACATCTTCTCCAGCGCCGCCGTCATCATGAACGCTGTTACTGACTGATTGGCTTTCGCTGCCGCTGCTTGCACGGCTTCCTTGAACTCGGGGGTCACTCTCAAGTCGATCTTGGCGATCTTCATTCTGTTGCACCTCTGTTGACTGAGGCGCCATTCTAACGGCTGTCGTGACAATGGTGCAAGACACTAACGGCAGACAAAGCAGCAATGCGCAGGCCTTCATCGAATCACCCTTCTGATGACGCTCCCGCCCGGTACGAAGTCCAGCGCGACGTCCTTGAGGTTGTCCAGCAGACGCGGCGCGGTGCCGCTGTCAGGGACGCGTTTTTTGGTCAGGGTTACCATGGTGTTCATGAACCGCCCGATCGGATCTTGCCCCCGCGTGGCCTTGCTCTGGGGCCGCTTCCAATTCTGGTAGAAGCTCACCGGGTTGATCATCCCGTCAGGGTTGCGCGTGCCCGACTTGTTCAACGTCGAGGCGATCGCATACTGGCGGCGCAACGTCTCAAGCTCGGCCCTTGACGCATCAGGAAGGCCCGATTCCATCAGGTCGGTCATGGTGTCCATCAGCGCGCCGGCGTCCGACACTTTGCCGATGCTGCCCTGACGGGTGCCGGCCTCGATCATCCGGCCGATCTTGGTGCGCATTTCCGCCCAGTCATCACCGGTCAGAAACCCGCCATTGTTCGCGGCCTTCTGCTCGATCTCGGAGATAAACCCGTCGAGCTGGCCACGGTGCGAACCGGTGGTTTCACGCAGGATGTCGGTGAACTCATCGCGCACGTTCTGGGTCAGCGGCATGGCGCCCATTTCGCCGGCGATGTCATCCATCCGCGACCCGACGTTCTGAATGGTGTCAGCCAACACATGGTCAGTCAGGAACACCCCGGCCGGCAGGTCAAGTTCCCGGGTGATGTAGTTGGTAGCGGCTTGCTGCTGCTGGTAGTCGAGCATCCGCCGCGCCTCACCCTCAGGCGTGGCCGCACTCATAAGCAGCTGCTCTTTGCGCAGGTCAGCGTGCGCCCGGTAGCCCTCGGGCGTGTTGGCCCGGGCGGTCAACAGCTTGGCCTGCGCCGGGCTGATGTCGATCCCGTGGGCAAACAGCTCGCCCGGGGTCATCGTCCCCTCAAGCGAACGCAATCCGCCGCTGGTGGTGCTCATGGCGTCCGCATGCGCGGCAGCGTCCGCTGCATCCAGCGACTGCGCCACCCGATCGGCCATGCGCGGCGCTGGGTTGGGCGCCGGCGGCGGTGTGCCCGGGTCTGCGTTGAAGTCGGGCGGGTTGACGCTCGGCGATGGGGCGACCTCGATCGGATCGGGGATCATCGCTTCCGGGTTGGCACCGGGCGCGCCGGGCGCCACCTCGGCGCGCTCGCCGGGACGCAGGCCACCCGGGTTGAAGGTCGCCGGTTCCGGTACCGCGCCCGGGCGCAGCCCGACCTTGTCGGCAATCCAGTTGCGCGGCCGCTCGGTGCTGGCCCACGCCTTCGCTCCCACAGCGGGCGCCAGCTCGCCGGCAGCGCCCAACAGGCCACCCACTAACGCGCCCTCGATCGGCGATTCGGGTGTCGTGGCGGCGCCCAACGCGGCCTCGGTGCCGGCCACAACGGCGGTGCCAAGCAGGCCCGCCGGCGCGGCCAGTGCAGCGCCGGTGCCGATCGCCGCCTGAGGCGCGTATTGCGCCGCCGCACTCGTCACAGGGTTGGCCAGGTTGAGTGCGTCGGAGACTTCCCGGCCCTGCTTGTTCGCCTGCTGCCAATACGGGTTGTCGCTCAGCAGCGAGCCGGCGCCGGTAATCAGGTTCTCTGTGCCTTGCGCCACGGCTTGGCCAGCGCCCGACAGCGCGCCCTTGCCACTCTGGAACGCTAGGGCCTGCTCCTCGGTGACCGGGGTCAGCGTGCCGCCGCCCTGATCTACGAACAGTTGCCCGCTTTCGTCTTGTACGACCTTGGCCATGTCAACGCGTCCTTTCTACGGGGTGCCAGATGGTGCCGCCTTTTGGGCCGTCCCAGTCGATCAACTTCCCGACCGGCTTGGCGCCTTTGCTCTCGCTGATCGCCCGGCTCGCCGGCGACGCGCCGACCGTTTGCGGCTGGGCTTGCAGACCGTAGTTGCGGTAGGTCTGTTCGCGCTTGTCCTGAATGGTTTTGGTCACGGTGCGTAGAACATTCATGTCGCTTTCCGTGAGGATGTAATCGTCTGGCTGCCTGATGATGTCGGCCAGTTGCTCGGCCTCTTTGCCCTGCAACACGCCGGTGTTGAGGATCTTCATGTAGGCCGGCTTGGCGGTCGACTGCCACTGGCTGTTATAGGCTGCCGCCGCACCGGTGCCGAGCCCGGTTTTCGGCCGGTTCTCGGCCCAGTCCAGCACATCCAACGCGCCTTGGGCGTACTGATCCATCGATCCCAGCGCATCGTTGGCGGCGACCTTCTCGTTGGGCTTGAGCTGGTCGAACAACACCGGGCTGGTCGCGCTCTTGTTCTTCGCCTGCTGCTCGATCAACCGGGCGCCGGTCAGCTCGCGAGAGGCGTTGCTGTTGGCCGCACTGGCGTAGGAGCTGGCGACACTGGCGTCGGTGCCCCGGTTCTTGCGGGCCAAATCCTCTTGGGCCAACTGGTAGTTGAGGCCGGCCATTTTGCGCAGCCGATCCTCGGCCATCTGCTGCGCGTACGTCATGTTATTGGCGCCGTACTGTTGGCCCTGCATCTGCCGCTGCATGGCGCCCTGCTGGGTGTTGTAGTCACCCAACTGCTGCGCCGCGAGCGCCTGATACGCCGGGATCTGCGCCGCCTTCAGCCAAAACTGTTGATCCGGCTGCCGGCTTTCGAGCAATCCGCCGGCGCCGGGCTGTTGCGGCCCGGCTTGCTCCAGCGAACCCAACAGGCCTTGGAACTGCGACTGCTGATCCTGCTGATCCTTGCGGGCGTAATACTGCTTTGGCCCGGTCAGCATGAACCGCACGAATTCGTTATCCAGTAGTCCGGCCATGATTCAACTCCAACCCGCGTTGGCGTTCCAGCCCGACCCGCTGCCGGTGCCAGACTGCGTGCCATGGGAAACGGTGTAGCCGCCCAAGTCCTGCATGATCGGACTGCCCAGCAGCCCCTGATACATCTGCAGTTGCGCCCACGGCAACTGCTGCGCGTAGGTGCCCAGGTTGAGGTTGTTCTGCGAGACGGCCAGCCGCCCGGCGGCGGTGTTGCCGTAGCTGTTGGCCTGTTCGCCATAGCCGCCGGCCACCGCGCCGAGGCCCTGAGCCGCCGTGAGGGCACGATCTTGCTGCTGACCGTACAACGAGGCGTTGAAGTCGCCAATGCTCTGCATGGCCCGCTGCGAGCCCAGCGCGGCGCCGATCTGTTGCCGGCTGCCACCCAAGCCGCCAGCCAACGCGGCGTTGCCAGTCAACCCGGGCAGGAACTGCTCGTTGAACTGCTGGCCCATCTGCGTGGCGTAGGCCTTGCTGAGCGGGTCTGTCCCGGTGGGGTTGAGAAAGCCCTTGAGCGCCGTCGACGCGTCACCCAACGCCGCGCCCATGTTGTCCGCCGCGTACTGCGATCGGGCCAACTGGCTGGATGCGTTCATGTTCTCGCCGGCAGCCATGTCGCTGTACAGCATGCCGGCGTCAAACGACCCGCTTGGGCTGTTGGCCAAGCCGCCGGCCTTGTTGAACAGGTCGGTCAACCACGGCGCCTGCGCGCCCCAGATGTTCGAACCGGCGTTGAGGCTCTGGCTGTCGCTGGTACTGCTGCTGCTGGACTTCTGCTTGTTCGAACCACCGCCAATGCTCATGGCTGAATCTCCGTAGGAATTTCACAACGCAGCAACAGGCCACCGACGTGGACGAAGCCCAGCGGCCCCAATACACGTATCCAGCCCCGTCGACCGCCACCGGTGACGTAGCGCAGGCCAAGGAACTTGGCGATACGCTGCAACCACCCGAAAAACTCGACCGTCCAACCCTTGCCGAACGTGCCGCCAATGCTCACCACGTACAGGTTGTCATCGACCACCCGGATCACCACGGCCGCGTCGAAGCGATCGATGATCAACAGGCGCCAACTTTCGTCAGAGCGACAGGCCAGCCGGATGGCGTCGGCCGACCAGTCAGCGAACGGTCGGTTCTGACTGGCTTGAATGTGCCGCTCGATGGCGGGCCAGTAGAAGTCGACCTGCTCGGGCGGTATGACGTTAATCTGCATGCGTCCCCCTCAGGTTTTCTGCCCCAGTGACTCGGCGATCCGGCGCAATTCTTCCCACACCGCCCGGGTCACGTCCTCGGGCGGCGTGCCCGGTTGCGGTGGCGGCGACGGCGTGTAGGGCAGCGGCTTGCTGCGATCGATCGGCGGTCTGGCCATGTCAGAACGCTCCTTGCGTGGCGACCACGGCCGCGTACCGGTAGACCTTCCACACGCTCGGCGTGGTGCCCTCGATGCGCACCGACAGCAGCCGGCCTTCAACGATGTCAGTCACACAGACGTCGGTGCCAATCACGAACTCTTGCGGCTCGCCCCACGCGATCGGCTGGTTGAACCACGCAGAGCCGCCCAACGTAATCATCAGCGTCTCACCCGGTTGGCCCTCGATCCTTGGGTACACGGCCGTGACCACCTTGTGGCTGGTGAAGTCGCCGAACATGCCGCCCAAGCGCTCGATGTACGCATGCACCGGCTGGCCGTCGGCCGTGCCGATCACGTCGGTATTGAACAGGTGCGAGTTCACCGCATCGAACATCAGGAGGCTGTCTTGGCTGGGGTCATACGACTGCTGATCCCAAAAGGACATGTCGGTTTCCCACGGATTAGAGTCACCGTCCCACGTCGCCGCGGTGCTGATTCCGGCGACGATGCCGTGCGCCAGACTGGCGACGTTGGGCAGCGTGCGGATGCCGATATCGCCGGTGTTGACATCGATCACGTAGGCCTTGGTCAGCCACGACTGGCCGGCCTCGGGGATGGCCACCCAGACCTGCTTATTGAGAATGCGCCCCTCGACGCAGCACATCGAACGCTTCAGCGGCTCGATCGACTGAATCAACTTCTTCTGTACCTTCTTGTCGACCACCGAGACGTAGGACTGGCCGTCGTGCCGCACCACGTCAGTACCGGTCAGCATCCAGTGCATGCCGTTGGCCTCGACCACGCAATTCAAGGCGAGCACGCCAGTCGTGAGGAACAACAGCCGGGCCGTGAACACGTAGGTGCCGGCGACGTACTGCATCACGTACGTCGACGTGTCCTTGTAGACCATGAACGTGTCGCGCAGTCCCAGGCCGTCGACGATGACGCCCGGGGTGTCCGCCAGTATCACGTCGCCGGCGTCGTTGCTGGCCGTGGGTGTCCACTCTTGCGGAATGGCACCGGCCTGCGCGCCGGCCGACCACCAGACCTGATTGCCGTAGTTGATCGCGCCGTCCGTGATGTTCAAGGCCAACAGGTGGTACTTGGTCGCGCGCAACGACTTGCAGCGCGCCGTCGCCGGCCAGCCGGGCAACACCAGCGCCTTGTGCGTGGTGTCGCGATCCCAATACATCGGCGGGTTGTGGCCGTTGTTGAAACACGGGATGCCATTGAGCAAGCAGCACGACCACTCGCCGGCGACGGTGTTGGTCAGGCCCCCGACCGGGGTGATGTCGGTCTGCACGGCGCCGTTGGTAACGTAGATCTTATTGACCGTGAAGTAGATCCAATAGGCGTCCGCGCCGATCACCAGACTCTGGCCATACAGCGGCGTGGGGCTGGCCAGCGGATCGGAAAACCGCGCATACCCGCCGACCCGCTCGGTGATGCCGTCGCGAAACGTCATGTTCGCCCCGCCCGTCCAAGACTCCACGTCGACCTCTTCGGGCGGCAGGTCTAGGACGATGCCGGTGTGCTGGATCGGAATCGGCTTGGCCTGTTTCATCGCAGTTCCGCCCACACAAAGGGTGTCGAGACTGAGCCGGCGTTGGGGTTCGCCGCGTAGGTCGCACCGGGCGGCACTTGGAAGTAGACCGTTACCAATCCGCCGGCGGGCACGCAGGCGCTGGAAAACACCGAGTCGACGCCGCCGATGCGCCCTACCAGAATCTGCCCCGCCGCCAGCACCGCCCCGACACTCACGGTGATGGTGCGCGACGTGTTGTTGATGTAGTTGGTGTTGAGCAACCGCGTGTAGGTGGCCCACGTCTGGCCAATGCCGATCGGAATCAAACAGCGCCACGGCGTCCACGCCCCGGATGCATAGGAGCGGTAGTAGGCCAGCCCGCCGCTGTAGGCACAGCCGAACTGCATGTACACGTTGACGTCCCACACCATGTTGATGATGGTGTCGCCTTGCTGCATGTTCGGAAAGCCATTGGTAGGCGTGCCCATCACCGCGAAAAAGCCGGTACGTTGCGGCAAGGCGTTCGCGTCGGTGTTGGTCACGCCGGTGACGCGCTCGGTCTTGCCGTTGATGCCGGCCTGACCAGCCTGCACGGCGGCGTTCAACTGCGCCTCGGTCAGCGTGATGGGCTGGCCCAGCGTGAAGCCACTGAACTGAGTTTTCAGGATCGACTTGATCAACCGCAGATGGTCGTCGCCCTGACTCTTTGGGTCAGTGCCTTCCGGGTTGGTGACAACAAGGTCTTTGATGTAACTGCCAGATTCCAGACTCATGGCGCAGGCACCTCGGGCGTGATGGTCAGTGGCTCAGTGCCGGCCCGGGTGACGTAGTACCCGTTGGCTTGACCTTCCCACTTGTTCTGGAAATAGGACGCGGTTTCGAACTCATAGATGAATTCGTACAGCGCCTGCAACGCCGGGTAGAAGTACAACAGGTAGTTCTCGGTCAACACCTCGTTGGTGTCGGTGTCGTCCACGAACGCCACCAGTTGCTTGGAGAGCCGGAAGTTGATGCGCTCGCGCGCGTCGTCGATAAAGCCGGCGACACGGCTGCTCATGTCTTTGCGGTGGCTCTGGTCGATGATCTTGGCCTTGAGTTCGCCGAAGTTCATGTAATGGGCACTCCCGACGTGCTGGTGACAGTCGTGCCACCGAAGTTAGTGGCGGACTCCACCAGCGTGATGGTGGTGCCGACATCGATCGCCTGCGCCATGTACGACACGCCGCCGGTTTGGCGCAGTGTCGTGCCCGACTTCCACACCCACGTCACCGTCACCGGGCCGCTGTAGACGCCCGGCACGTACGTCAACACCGTGCCGACCACCGCCGGATCGACAGCCTTGGAAATGAGCGGCACCGCCAGTACCTTGGGCGCCGGGAACTTGCTGCGCAGGCTCACCGGCTGGCCCCGAGGAGTCACCAGCGAGAGCGCACTACGACCGAAACGAATAATGTTCATGATCCTACCTGCACTTTGAACGGCCGCGATTCGGGGTGCTGAACAAACTTGGCCCACTCCGCCTTATAGACGGCCGGGTCAGTCAAACACCCGAGGGTGTCCGGGTTGTTCCGCTCTAGGTAAGCCATTTCAAGGTCGCTGAGGTGCAGGCACCAACGCATCGTGCCCGCCCCCAAATCCTTGATCTGGAGCTTACTCAGCTCCGCCCGAGTCTTGGCTGCGCGCTGGTCGATCCACGTCCGATATTTCGACATGGTCAAAGCCCTTCAGCAGCTTGAGCGTTTCCGGCGACAGGTCAATCTCGACCGCCTCCCCCGGTTGCAGCGTGATGCCAAGCGGGTACATCGTTTCCCCGCCCGGCACACCGACTGCGCGCTGGCTCACGTTGGTGACGATTTTGGTTTTCATGCCACCACCGCCAAGGCTTCATCAATGTCGAAGATGCCCCCCTGCGACTTCTCGTTGAGGACAAGGAACGACCACTCACCTGACATCATTTTCTTGTCAGACAGACCGGTCTTGGCCAGCGGCTCAGCCTGATAGCCGCGCAGGAAGGATTGACGCAAGTGCGACGGATCGACCATGTACATGCTCGACACGCCGGCGGCGTCAGCGGGTTGCAGCCGGTTGTCACGCATCTGCACGGTCTGACCAAAGTCAGTGACAAACACGTTGACCGAGCCATAGGCGGTCAGGCTCGACGGGCTGTTTTGGGTTTGCGTGGCCTGCATGTTGGCCACGCGTGCGGTGGCAGTGAACAGGTACTCGCTCAGTTTGCGGATCACCACCGGGCGCGCCATCAGGGCGGTGGTGTTGCCGCCTTGGGTGTACACGCCTTGCAGCACGTCGCGGATCTTGGTTTCGGACAAGGCGCGTTTCGTGCCGGCAGTCGGCGCCACAAATAGCCCGGTGGTGGTGTCGAAGCCGCCGACCACACCGGTGGCGCCCACGTCGACGTTGGTTTTCAGTTGCGCACCGAACCCGGCGGACTTGCCCGGGATGGTGTCACCGTCGCCGGCGACCGACGCCTGATGCGTCAGCATGGTGGCTTCGACGTCGCGGCGCAGCTCGCGTTGACGCTTGATCACCTGACTGCCCATCGTGGCCACGTTTCCGATCGAATCCGCCGCCTGCACGGAGTGCGACAGCTTGACCTCTTTCACGCTGATCTGCGTGTAGTTGGCCAGACGGGCGCCCAAACGGCTGTTGTCCTGATCGACGTCCGCGCCGTCGACCACGGCGTTGTTGGTCACAGGATCGGCCAGGGAATCTTCCGTCCATTCGGCCTTGCGGTTGGTGTGCTTGCCCTTGCTGATCATGTCGGTCAGCGGCAGCGGGATCGCGGAAATATCCCAAATCTGTTGCATGACCGACTCATTGATAACGCCACCAACTTTGACGGCACTGGCGTCTTGGTGGTCTGTGTTGGTTGTAGCCATGATGGTCTAGCCCCTGAGAAGGAGGTCAACCGCCGCTGTCTGGTCGGCAATGTTGCCGGTTTGTTTAGCGCGGTTGACGGCGTTAGTCAGTTCCGTGGCCTTGCCGTTCGTTTGAACGATGGCTTTCGGTTCCGGTGCTTTTACCTGTTTCAACCCTGCGCGCGCGCCCTTGATCTGTGCTTTCAAACGACTGAAGTCATTCAGCATCTTCACCACTCGGTGATCGGTCACACGGCTGGTGTCCACGCCGTATTCCTTGCCCAATTCAAAGATCGCCACGCGCCCTTTTTCGAACGCGGCTTGATCTTTCCATTCCGGGATCGCCTCCAGCATGGCCCCGTGTTGCGCCTGCAAATGCTGGAGCTGTTGTTGCGCGATCCGTTCTTTGGCCTCAGGCGGCAGGTTCAAGTACCCGGCCATTTCCTGAAGCTCTTGGGACTGCTGCATAACTCTGTTTTCGCGCTCGATCATGGCGACCTCACGCTGTGCCGACTCTTGGTAGTGGTCTTTCAACGCACCGAGGGTCAGCTTTTCGCCGTTTGCCAACGGAATCTCTTGGGCGTAATCGACGCCGGGGTCACTCTCCACATCCGAAGTGTTTTCACTCTCGTGTTCACCTTCGGCGGGCGTTGCGGGTGGTGCTTCCGCTGTTGGGTCTCCCCCCGGCGCGGATGCCGGCGCCTTCTCAGGCTCAATCTTTTTACCAGAAAGCAGCGCTTCAACGGCGGCTTCCTGCTCAGAATCTGATAACCGAACCGGGGCGGCTGGAGCGGCCACGGCGGTGGTAGTGGTTTCACTGGTCGTGGTTGTTGCGGTCGTATCGGACATTCAAGCGCTCCCGTACTGTCTCCAGCACGTCAAGTTGGCTAAGCAGGTTCTCTCTGCTCGCAGTTAGGGGTTCGTTCGCTTTCAGCAGTCGCCCGGCATCACGGATCGCCCGAATGATTGCCGCGTCGACGTCGTCGATCGCCTCATTCAACAGCGCCCGGATCTCTTCAATCTCGCTTCTTGTCCACTTCGACACTGGCTTCAACCTTTGGCGTATTGATCTGTTTCAGCTTGACGACGTTGTCAGCGGTCATCTGCGCCTCTTTCACCTCGGCGTCGAGCTGCTCTTTCCACACCTTGAACTCTAGATCGCGTTTTTGGAGTAGCAACTTGAATTGCTGATCCATCTGGATCAACGCCTGTTGCATCTGCGCCATCTGCTGTTGCTGCTGCTGCTGCTGCTGCGCCTGCTGCTGCATGGCCTGCTGCGCCTCGGGGCTGTCCGGATCAATCAAGTACTGCTCAGGCGTGTCGATATCGCTGGCCCGCAGCCAGTCGGTCATCGCGTTGTAGACCTTGGAACGGTTGGTCAGAATGCCGTCGCCGCCCTGTGCCATGATGTTGGTCTGCTGGCTGATGACCTGGGTCAGCGTGCCGACCTTGGCCGTTTTCTCGGCCGTGGTCATACCCATGTTCACGGTCAGGTTCTCCCGGGCGGGCCACTGCCCGGTATTGGTCTGCTGCCACTTGCCCCGGATCTTGGCCGACACTTGCCCGGCCAGTTCTTCACGCAACAGCTTGTGTACCCGGGCAAAGGCCGGCTTGAGCATCGTTTCCACCAGATTGCCGGCGAACCACCCCGCCATCTGCTCGACCTGCGCGAGCTGGCCAGCGGCAGCGGTTGCGCTGGATTTCATGATCTGCGCCTGTAGCTCGTTGACGTCGACGCTCGATCCCACCCGGGCGACTCGCACATGATCCAAATACGACAGGCCCGACATCGCCTGAGGGCCGATGTCAGCGGCCGGCAGCGGCACCAGCGCGTTTGGGTCAGTGATGCGGACAACGCCGTTGACCCGGCCATTGGTCAAGTCATCCATGTTGACGCGGCCTTCCACGGCGCCGATGCGCGAGCTGTTCGCGGCGGCTAAGTTGTCCATGAAATTGCGCAGGATGTGGGTCTTGCCGGACTGGATCGATTGCAGCAGCTCGTACAGGCCCATGCCCTGAATGCGGTGGGGCATCGGGATTGCCGTGCCGGTCACGTACGGCACCGAGTCGGCCGACACGTTCTTCAAGATCTTGTTGCCACCCAACCACACGTAGCGGCGTTCGGACTTCAGGCCGTCCCGGCTGCTGATCATCTGGTAGCAGCAATACACTTCGCGCAACTGCTGCGACGTCTGCGCCGGCTGGATGTTGGTCGAGTCCTGATAGATCCCTTCGCGTGCCAGCGCCGCCGGCCATTGCGTGTGCGTGGCCAGCGGGATCTGGTCAATCACCTCCCTGCTGATCCCAAGGTCGTAGAGCTGCGAATCGCTGTAGAGCTTGCGTTGGCCAACAAAGCGCTGCTCCTGAATGTCGCCGCCGACGCCCTCACTGAAGAGCATGTCCTCAGGCGGAATGCACTCAAACGCCAACACCGTTTTGGTGGTGGTGCGCTTCACCGTGGTTTTGATCCGGCTGGCCCTGACCTCGATCTTCTGGTTGGGCGCGGTAGGCTGGTTGAGCACGAACAGTTGCACGTCTGACAGGTCGGGCGGGTAAGTCTCGGTGGTTACCGTGGTCTTGTCCTCGGTGCCGATCTTCAACCATCCATTGGCGATCAACAGCGCGTCATGAATGCCGTTGAAGATCGTCTGCCACCCCTTGGCGCTGTCGATCGCGTCGCGGACAAAGTCCGTCTCAGCTTGTGCCTGGGGTTCGTCCTCTTCGCCGTTGGGCTTGAACTCGATCAATGTGGTCTTGATGATCGGCGCGAGCTGGCCCATGAGGGCGTGGAGCGAGTCGGCCACGTCGTTGGATACAAATCGGA